CTAATGGCGCAGGTTCAATTACCATTGCCAATACTGGCGTTACATCGGTTGGCGGCACAGGCACAGTTTCAGGGCTTACGCTTACAGGCACAGTAACAACAAGTGGCAACTTAACCCTTGGCGGCAATTTAACTATTGCGGCTGACATGATTTATCAAAGTTTTACTGCTACTGCATCACAAACTACATTTACACCAACTACCGCATACACAGCAAGCAAAATACAAGTATTTGCAAACGGTGTTTTAATGGTTAATGGTTCAGATGTGACGGTAACAAGTGGCACAAGTGTTGTTTTTGCAACAGGACTGGCGACAGGTTCGCTGGTTGATTTAGTTTACCCAATATAGGAATTGGTATGGAACAAACATTATTAAATTGGGTATTTGCAGGATGTGGCGCGGCGTTTGGATGGGTTCTTAAAATCATTTGGGATGCCATAACTGACCTTAAAAAGGATATGAAAGACCTTAATAAGGAAGTGCATGAAGATTTTGTTCGCAAAGAAGATTATCGCGTGGACATAGCCGAAGTTAAGCAAATGCTAGTGCGTATTTTTGACAAGTTAGATAGTAAGGTTGATAAATGATTAACAGCCGCAAACTGGAAGACTTGCATCCTAAAGTCAAAGGGCTTTGCGAACAGTTTATTCATGCCTGCGATGCCGTTGGCATTGATGTTTTGATTACTAGCACTTACCGCGACATGGAATCACAGGGGGCTTTATATGCACAAGGGCGCACGACTAAGGGCAATATCGTTACCAATGCCAAGGCTGGGCAATCCTTTCACAATTATCGGGTTGCTTTTGATTTTGTTCCTATCGTTGGTGGCAAGTGTGTTTGGAATGATGCTGGTCTGTTTGCTAAGTGTGGGCGCATTGCTGAAACGCTTGGGCTTGAATGGGCTGGTTCATGGAGTGGTAAGTTTAAGGAAACGGCACATTGCCAATTTACAGGCGGTTTAAGTTTGACTGATTTTCAAAAGGGGAAGACATTATGAAAGCATATCTACTAGAACGATTAAAAGAAGCATCAACATGGCGCGGTCTGACGGCTTTATTGACTGCGGTTGGTGTCGTACTATCACCTGAACAAACAAATGCGGTGGTAAGCGCAGGATTAGCGTTGATGGGCGTATTGGGTGTATTTACTAAAGATAAGAAGTAAATGTTCAAGATAATTGACATAATAGACCGCCTGCTTCTACTTATTGTTAAGTGGGCGGTTCAGCGCGAACAGTTGAAAGCGCAAAAGGAACGCGATGAATTACTTAAAAACCCTGCCGATTGGTTTGCTGGTCATTTTAACAGCGTGTCAACAAATGCCGCAGAAGAAACCAACAAAGCCGACAATTCAAATTCAAAAGCAAGTTGATGGTGGTATTTGCTTAACTAAAGACAACGCCGCAAAACTTGGTGAATACATTATAGAATTGGAACGCTAATATAACTGGCGCAATCATCGCCACCTTTCCAAAATTCAGTCCATGCTTGATGTTCACTTGCCGGCATTACAAAGCGTTTGCATTGTTCCCTGTAAGCACAAACCATTGTTCCATCGGGGGCTTGCCCGGCACACTTGGATAAATCCTTGTTGCGAAAAATAGCATCGTATTTGTCAGCATAAGTATTACTAAACTTGCTAACAATAGCATCGCCGGTTATATCGTTTTTACTCATAAAATTCTGCAATTCAATTTTCTTAAAATGACATTTGTTAAAGACATTGGAAAAAGCAATAAAATCCACCACCAACTGCCGTTATAAACAAGCGCGCCAATTATTGAATTGCCCAATATATCAATAAAAGTATAGTCTTTTGCAGTTAAATAATTAAGAAGTTTTTTCATTTTGTTTCCTTTGTTTACAACCATCGCAACCGCTATCGGGAATGCCTTGCTTGGTATATTGGCAATCACGGGTAAAAATATAATCCCATGATGATTTGCCATTGCTATGAAACACTAGATGATGTTGGCATCGGTTAGGCACTAAATCGCTATGACATCCGTTCATACTTTTTTAGCCTTTAAAATTGCTTTGTTCCTAGCATCAACACAGTTCTTGCATAAAATACGATTGCCAACCTTTTTGATTGCCGGCATTTTTTGACATGACATACACAGTTTGGTCATAGCGATGGTTCTTTTTTAACAACAGTCCAGCCATTATAATCGTAAGACCTAAAGTATTTGCCTGACCATAACACATGAATTGCTAGTGAATCGTTAGACCAGCAACCCATTGTCGTTTCCGAATTGTTGGTTAAAACATAAGCAATCATTGATTTTTTATTGGCGCACAATTCATCGGTCAAAACAATCTTATTGCCATTTTCATTTAAGCACCACATAAGAGCTTCAGCATTGGCATTAAGCGAAACAAACGATAATGCTAAGATAAGTTTTTTCATTGGTCGGTTTCCAATTCAATGGTTGGCTTGCTGTTAGTTAAAAGACCATGCGTTTTCAATGCGGCATTATACCCAATGTCAAACCAAGTATTTTCCAATTCCTTTTGGTTCTTTTTTTGAAATTCCATGCCACGCGTAAATGCGCGTTCAATGGTTAGGTCAAACTGTTCTTCAGTTATTATCATATCTTGTCCTTAAAGCCCCGAAGGGCTGTTAGTTAAAACGGTATCATTAAAAGGGTATATCACTTTCAATTTCTTCAATCGGCTTTTCAGAAACCGACCCGGACTTGCTATAAGGCTTTTGATTTTCCTTTGGCATGGGTTCTTTCATCATTAGCCAGCCATCAAAGTTAATTGGCAGGCTTTCAATGTGGATTGCTTGACCACCGGATTTGGTGTCCATTACAACACCACAGCGAATCCAGCGTGTTTTATCGTTGCCTTCTTTATCTTTATAAGTTTCGCCACGGGCGATTATTTCATGGGTTATAGCCATTTTAATTCCTTTAGTTGATTAAATGTTTCCGACACTTCATTAAGAAACGCATTTACAGCCGTTTCCGTTTGTTGCAACCATTCATCATCGCGTGGAACACGGACAATGAACAATTCCAAATCTTCACCCACATCGGGGCAGTAGGACACAAAGTCCACAAATTTATAAGCATTGCCTAGGCAAGCCATTTGCCATTGCATTTGGGCGTAATACTGGCTTGGGGCTGTTCCGCGCAATACGGTTTCAATGTGGTTAGCAGGCGTGGGGCATTTGATTTCAATACTGCCGCCATCAACTAACCCATCGGGGCTTGCGCCTGCCATTTCAATGGTTGGGTGCTGGACAAAGCCAACTTCATCAACCATGACACCTTTTCTTAGTTCATAGGAAGCCCTTGCAAGCGGTTCTAACGCATTTCCGCGTTCCATGTGGGCGTTGGTATAGGTTTCCGCTTTGCGCCCCGTCAAGCGTTCGCAAACCAGTTGCATTCGGTAGTTACGGCGCGTTGTTGCTTCACCTGTTTTAACGGTTGCCAAAACATCGGTTATTTTGCTGGCAGTTACCTTGCCTAACCGGGCGGCAAACCATTCATCTGAACCTTGGGTTTCGTTCATTTGCCATCCTTTCGTTGAATCTGTTTAGCAAACAACCATTTTTCGCCCATCATTTGTTTACAGGCGGCAACTTTCTTTTCACGCAATTCCACAAGGCGTGGGCTTGGTGGTGCTAGTTTATAAAGGCTGGTAATAATCATTTGGCATCCTTTGTCAGTTTGGCTTTCATTAGGTCTTTAGTCCTGGTGATAACGGCAAGCGATTCAGCGTCAGTTTTAAAGATTGGCACAATCCGCAGATAGGCTTTTTGCAGTTCATCCAAGGTGGTGCAAGCAATTAGTTCTTCCGTGTAATCTTCAGCATCAATTTGCGGCAGTTCTTGACCGGCAAAAATATACAATCCGATTCCGAAGCAGGCACAGCACTTGGCAAGGCATCGCATCGTAGCATCGGATATTTTACGGCTGTCCGGGTTGGCAATAGCGTTGTTGCGGTTATCCATGACAGGCAGTTGCATCTTCATGGTCTTGCCAAAGGCGGTAACATTGCAGAACACCATCATGGTTTCGCCATAGTATTTTGGTTCGGGGAAATCCCATGTTGCCGTTTCATCGGCTTGCAATAATTCATCAATCGCATAAGTCCAAGAAAGGTAAGTTAGGTTTCCCTTCTTTTCGGTTTGATTGTTTACATTCAACTTTCTTAATTTTGCATAACTCATGTCTTATCCTTTAATTTTAAGCAGACAGCAAACAAAGCAAGAAGCCTATTGCTATCATGCTACCGACAAAGCAACCAGTTTCAATAGCAATGTGAAGCCAGTTTGTTTTAGATTTTACAACTAGGTTTTTATAGTCTTTCATTACCAATCCTTTACTTCATTAAGCATCCAACTGGCAAAGCCATCGCAATCGTAATTGGCTTCAACATAGTCAGCAATATCGCGTATGCGGCTGTTGTATAAGTC